TGCTCCAAAAACATTTTGGGCGAAACTGGCGGTAACCAGCCCGAACTGGCCGTGGTTGAAAAGCATTTACCGAGACTCGAAACGGTTGGCTTGAATCAGCACAGTTTTGGGGAGGGGATTTCTCAGTGGGCTAGTTTGCATATGGGCATTGAACTAATGCCATGGCAAAAGCATGTGTTGAACGGTCAGTTGTCGCATGACGGTTTAGGCAATCTGCAGTTTCGTGAAGCTCTGGTATCTACGGCTAGACAGCAGGGCAAGTCTGTTGCATTGCAAGCCATGATTGGTTGGTGGATCACTGAACTGGCGTCTATGCGTGGTAAGCCCCAGGCGGTGCTTTCGGTGGCAAACAAACTTGACCGTGCCGAAGCCATATTCGGGTTTATCGCCCCAATACTTGTAGACAAATTTGGGGCTAAAGCCGCCAATGCCATGGGCCGTAAGTCCGTAAAAATGCCTGATGGTTCCACGTGGGAAGTTAGAGCTGCGACACCAAACCTGCACGGCGGTAGTTATGACCTAATTGTGATTGACGAACTTTGGAACATTTCAGCAGCTGTAGTCGATGAAGCGTTACGGCCTAGTCAGATTGCTAGGCAGTCACCGTTGTTGTCAATGTGGTCTACCGCTGGCGATGAGTCAAGCGCCGCCATGATTGCGTTTAGAGAACAGGCGATTAGTGAGATAGATACCGGCACAACTGGCAGTTTGTATTTCGCTGAATACAGCATGAAGCCAGGCAGTGACCCCCGATTAGAAAGCAATTGGGAAATGGCAAACCCAGCGATGGGGCAAACCGTGACCATTGAAGCTTTACGGGCTGTCAGCAAAAAGGACAGTTTTCTGCGTGCCCACTTGAACATGTGGGTGTCTGCCCGTGGTGCCTGGCTTCAACCTGGCGTTTGGGACAAACAAAAAACTGACCAACCTATGCCACCTGGTGGCGTGTTGGCTGTTGACACCGACCTAACTGATGGGCGTTATGTGGGCGTCAGGTCATCGGTGCTTGAATCCAAAGCCCATGTGTGTGTCGAATTCATGGTGGACACCGAAGACGCCATGTGGGAAGAAGTAGAACGGGTCATGGCAGACACGGCAACCAGTCTGGTCATTACGCCAGCGTTGCATTTGCATTTGCCGAAACATTTGGAACGTCGAAGTAGCGTCATTGGTTACGGCGAACTGTTGAAGTATTCGGGCCTCATTCAAAAGATGATTGTTGAAGGCAAAGTACGGCACCGTGGGGAACTCGCTTTGGCTGAACATGTAAGCCGAAGCGTATTAACAAAAACGGGCGGTGGCGTCGTTCTCAGCTCGCAAAAGTCCCCAGGCCCCATAGAACTGTGCCGGTGCATGGCATGGGCAATTGCCGAATCTTCACGGCCCAAAGTTGTTGGCAAACCTATGTTTGCTGTGTCTAGGACACCGTGAACCCGTGCCACGCTATTGTTGCAATAGTCCCTGCTCTGCGTCGGGCAGGGCAGGGACACACCCCCGATAGGAAAAGACCATGGGATTATTTACAAGTAACAAAGTGAATAAGGCGCAAATTTCGCCGCAACCTGAACCGACTGTGCAAGCAGCTGCGGTTGGTGGCGCCTATTACAGTTCACAAGTTGCTGGCCCTAACTTGATTGGTGACTGGTGGTCTTACCAGGCTGGCCTTATGCGCAACCGTGCAATGTCGGTTGCCGCCATTAGTCGAAGCCGTGACCTTATGGCCTCAGTGCTGGCAAACATGGAACTGCAAATGTGCACCAAAATTTGGAACGGTGAAGAAATGGAAACCGTGCCGTTGGCGCCCCGTTCCTGGCTACAACAACTTGACCCCGAAATGCCTAATAACTTCTTGTTTCCATGGGTTTTTGACGATCTTTTCTTTTTCGGCCGTTGCTTTCTTTACATCACAAGTCGAACAAAAGACGGTTACATGGCCAGCGCCACCCGTCTACCCCAGGGCAGTATTACGACGCCCGACCAAAACGGCCCAGTGTGGTTTGGTAAGTCAAAAGAAATCTATTTCAACGGTGGCGCTATAGACCCAGCCGATGTTGTTCAGATTTACAGCCCAACCCAGGGCATGATCTTTATGTCAGAGCAAACCATAGCGACAGCATTAAAACTTGAGGACGCCAGGTATCGAAACGCTAGTAGCGCCATTCCTGCCGGTGTACTTAAACAAACTGGTGGCGAACCGTTGTCAGCAATTGAACTTGCACAGTTGGCTGAAGCGTTTAACTTGGCACGGGCCAGCAATCAGACAGCTGCATTAAACGAATTTTTGACGTACACAGAAACCAATGCGACACCTGACAAAATGCTTTTGATTGACGCTGCCGAATATCAGAGTAAGCAAATCGCTAATTTGTGCAATGTACCCCCGTATCTATTGGGTATTTCAACAGGTAGTTACGCATACACAAACAGCGACAGCGCCAAATCTGACCTTTGGACTTTCGGCCTGTCAATGTATGCCAAAGCAATCACTTCAGCATTAAGTCAACAACTGCCCCGTGGCACCTATGTTAAATGGGACTATGAAGACTATCTAAAAACTGAAGGTGCCGAAATGTACCAACCAGAACAACAACCACAAGAAAACACACAAGAGGAACTAGCGTCATGATTCGTTTTACTTCCAACACTTTTGCTGTCGAAGCCGCAGGCCCAGACGGTGAAGCACGCCGAACCATCACAGGCATTGCGGTGCCTTACAACACTTTCGCTACCGTTAGCGATGGCACCACCGTGCAGTTTGCGCCTGGTTCATTGCCCGTTGACGGTAAGGCCCCACGCCTGTACATGTACCACGATTCCACCCAGGCTGTAGGTTTGGTTTCAGAACGAGTCGACAGCCCAGAAGCCATGTATTTCACAGCCAAAGTATCGTCAACCCGTGCCGGTGACGAAGCCCTAGTGCTTGCAGCTGACGGTGTAATTGACAGCGTGTCGGTTGGTGTCAACCCCACAGAATTTAAGTACGACGATGAAGGCAACATGACCATTTTGGCTGCCGAATGGATAGAGCTGTCGCTAGTCCCCACGCCTGCTTTCGCTGGTGCTACGATCAGTCAAGTAGCGGCGGAAGCGCCACAAGTCGAAGAACCAAAGGAAGAACCCAAAATGGAAATTACCCCTGCAGTTGTTGAAGAAGTTGTAGTGCCAACGGCACCGATTTTTGCTACCGCAAAGCGTGAACCACGTTTGCCCAGCGCCCACGAATTTATGGCCGCCATGCACAAGGGTGGCATTGAAGCCGCTAACGCCAACAAAGTTTGGAACGATTACCGCACTTTCCACCAGTCGCCCATTGAAGCGGCAGCTGGCGATGTGGTCAGCTCGAATGTCGCTGGTGTGGTTCCGGCTTTAATTTTGGGCCCCGTTTTTGCGGATATTAACTACATCGCGCCTTTGCTGACAGCCGTTGGGACAAGGGCTATGCCAGGCGGCGGCGCAGGCTCTACTTTTTTACGCCCGACCTGGACTACACACCCGACCGTGGCAGAACAATCGGCACAGCTTGACGCAGTGTCTGCAACTACTTCTGTAATCGCCTCGAATACGGTTACAAAAAAGACGTTTGCTGGTGCGACTACCCTTTCGTACCAGACCGTTGACTTCACAGACCCAGCCGCTATGGCAATCATCATGCAGGACTTGGCAGGCCAGTACCTTTTGGCGATTGACAACTACGCATGTGACACCCTTGTGTCAAGCGCAAGCAGCGATGGTGTTTGGGACTTGACCGTGGCCGACTTGCTCAAGTCAATTTACGATTGTGCAGTTACAACCGTTGCGGCAACCAACTTCTTGCCAACACACATTGCTGTTGACCCAGCAACTTGGGGCTTGATGATGCAGCTAGTCGACACCACAAACCGCCCAATTTTCGGTTACACCGGTGGACAACTCAACGCATTTAACACCATTGGTGCTGGTGGCGTAAACGCTTTCCAAAACGCCAACCCACTTGGCTTGCAAATCATCGTTGACAAGAATTTCGCCGCAAAGACCATGGTGATTTTTAACGCCAACGCTTACGAAATTTACCGTGCTGACCGTGGCCTGCTTTCGGTTGAGAACCCCAGCACCGTTTCACGCACCATGAGCATGTTCGGTTATGCAGCAGTGTTTGCTGCTAACTCAAGCATGATTCGCAAGATCACCCAGGCTTAGTCGAAAGGCGGTTAGCCGCCCATGGCTGTTTATCAAGTCATATTCCACCAGCGTTTAGACGATTACGCTGTGGTTCAAACATTGACAGAACCCGAACTAAATTTGGGCTTACCGTTTACGCTTGCTGGCTTAGGCCACGGTTTGAACGGTTCGCACAATGTTTACGCCATACCCGAATATTTGTTTACGGGCGTAACCAGTGACGGCGATCTGACATTTGATTACAACTACCCGATACCTAATCAGGTGTTGTTTTATGACGCAGGCGACGACCTAGACCGCTCAGCTGCAATACCGCAAGGCACTTTGACCTACACGGAAACCTGCACTTGGGTGACCGGCACACAGATTGGCACCTGGCTAGGCATTGCTTTGGCAAGTGTTGACGAAACCGCTTTCTTGGCTCAATGTGCTTCAAGCGCCAACAACTTCATTTTTCGCAGACGTCAAGAATCAGGTTACACGGACTCTTTGACCACGGCCCCCAGCGGTGATGTAGAGCTGGCAACAATTATGTTTGGCGGCTCGATCTATAGACAACGTGGCGCCATAGACCAGTTTGCAAGTTTTAGCGATATGGGAACCGCTACCGTGTCTGGGCTGTCGCCGTTAATCAAACAACTGGCTGGTATCCCACGGCCTGCGGTTGCGTGATGACTGTTTACACCGACCTGTTCAATGAGGCAATAGATGACCTAGCGGCGACGCTGGCAACCATCACAGGTTTGCGTGTTGTCTTTGACCCTGAAAAGATCAACCCACCGTGCGTGTTTATTGACGCACCCAGTTTTGATTGCTACAACTACAACATCGTTACCATGAATTTTTCGGTAAAAGTCATAACATTAGGGCCAGCCAATCTTGACGGCTTACGCAATGTTTTAAGCATGTCTGCGGGCATTTTGGCGAAGAATGTCGCCGTGAAGTCGGGGCGCCCTGGCTCTTTTCCTGTAGGCGGTCAAATGTTTGCCGCCTATGATTTATCCATAGACCTACAAGCACAAGCAGGATGACCATGACTTACACAATTATCAGCGACAAAATCGGCATAGTAGGCACAGAGTTTGTGCCTGGTGCCGGCACAAACATTGAAGCATTACTGGCGCACGGCTTTATTAAATCTGATGAAGTACCTAGCGACAGCGACGCCCCAAAATCTGCTAAAACTAAAGCACACACAAAGAAGGATTAACCCATGGCTACTTCGACATACCTTTCTAATCCAGGCGTAATGGTCAACAGCGTTTCATTGACCGACCAATGCACTGCCGCAACTGTTACCAACATGGCAGAAGCGCTTGAGTCAACGGCGTTTGGTTCCACCAGCCGTGTGTTTGTTGCTGGTCTTTACAATCAAGAAATCACGCTTGATTTGTACATGAGTTACGCCGCAACCGAAACCTACGCAACTTTGGCAGCTCTAGTTGGCACGACCACCACCGTAAAGGTTTCCAACACCGTTGCAGGCTTGACCACAGCTAGCGCTACAGAACCTCGTTTTGAATTGGTGGGGGCGTATCTTGAAAGTCTGCCCGTAATTAATGCGACCATGGGCGAGCTGTCAACTATTTCAATTACGTTTAAGGGTGGCGTTCTTTCCACCATTGTTTCCTGACATAACCACACAAAGAGAAACGGCCCGACATGCAACTAACGATCAGAGTCGACCAGGGTGAAGGCCCTGTAGACGTCACTACCAACCTTTTCACAATTGTCGCTTGGGAAAGAAAATATAAGCGCAAAGCCAGCGATATGGGAAGCGGAATTGGTATTGAAGATTTGGCATATCTTGCACACCAGGCATGCCAACAACACAATGTGGTTGTGCCAATTGTTTTAGATGATTTTATTAAACGCTTGGTGTTACTTGAAGTAGTGAACGACGAACAAGACCGCCCTACCATGCCAGTACCTACAGATTCGCTTTAGCGCAAGTTTTAGCGGCGACAGGGTACTGGCCACAAGGACTAGAGTTTGATAACGACGACCTAGCAACGGTCATCAAAGTTATTAACGAGTCACGAAAATAAAGGTTGGTCATGGCAAGAACGCCCGAAATAGAAGGTGTAAAAGACACCATTAAGGCGTTGCGTCGAATTGACCCAGAACTACGCAAAGAGTTCAACCTTAAAGTTAAGGCTATTGCGGCGCCGATGACCGACGCCATGAAAGCCGAATACTCAGACAATCGTTTTCCGTCCGGCACAAAACGCAAATGGACTGTCGGCAAAACCAGTTCAGAAAGCGGCAGAAAACTATTTCCATTGACAGCTGCTAAAGCCCAGAACGGTGTCAAAGTAAAGATAAATACCAGTTACCGTGACCGCAACGCTTTCTACGTCATGCAAGCAAACCCTGCGGCCGCCATTTTTGATATGGCAGGCAAAAAGAATTTGAACGGTTTAGGTAGTGCTTTTAGTTCCAAGTTTGGCAAAGACGCCAGCCGTGTTATGTGGCCTGTTGCTGAACAAAAACTTAGAGACACACAAGACGGAATTAAAGACTTAGTGAAAGAAACCGAAAAGGTTATACAAAAAGAAGTTGACCGCTAATGGCTATCAAAATACCGATTTTTAGCGATTACGACAACAAAGGTGTCAGCGACGCCACTTCTTCTTTTGAGGCTTTCGGTACAAAAGTTGGCAACATAGCCAAAACAGCCGCTTTAGCAGTAGCCGCTATTGGTACCGCCGCCGCCGCTGGCGCATACAAAGCAATTACTGCCGCCAGTGACTTAGCCGAAGCTCAAAGCAAAGTCAATGTTATTTTTGGTGAAGATAGCGCCAAATATATTCAACAGTTCGCCGACCGTGCTGACGTGGCTTTAGGACAGTCAAAGCAGTCGGTCATGGACGCAGTAGGTACTTTTGGTACGTTTGCTAAAGCCGCTGGTCTATCAGGTGATTACGCCGCCGAATTTTCAATGGACTTCACAAAGCTGGCGTCAGATTTGGCGTCGTTTAATAACACCAGCCCAGAAGAAGCAATCCAAGCCATAGGTTCAGCACTTCGAGGCGAATCGGAACCGTTGCGCAAATACGGTGTCATGCTTAACGACGCCGCCCTAAAAGCCGAAGCGGCCGCACAAGGTATCTACAACGGTATCGGCCCATTAGATGACAGGCAAAAGATTTTAGCCGCCGAAGCACTTATTTATAAAAAGACTACTGACGCACAAGGCGATTTTGCCAGAACTAGCGATGGACTAGCAAACAAACAACGCATTTTTAAAGCGCAATTAGACAACCTTGTGACCACTATTGGTGGCAAATTGTTACCCATTTTTTTAAAGTTAATGGATTTCATATCAACAAAACTTGGGCCGACAATCGGCATGTTAACTAAGGCTTTTGAAAAAGACGGTTTAGCAGGAATTATTGAAATAGTTAAAGACCAGTTACCAAAACTAAAAACACTGTTAGGCGACGCCGTGTCAATGTTTGGCGCATGGCTCAAAGAGGCTTACCCACCAGCGTTACGGGCCGTGTTGGACATGATGTACAAACTAGGGCAATGGCTACAAAACACGGGCCTGCCAGCATTAGCAAAACTTTTAGGTGACGGCGCTAAAGCCTTTTGGGAATGGATTAAAGAAGCTGCACCACCGGCACTAAAGCGCCTGGCTGAACTTATGGCCGACCTGGCTAACTGGATTTTGGACAAAGGTTTGCCAACCCTTGTCGACAAACTGATTGTTTTGGGTAACGCTTTAGTTGAGTGGATTAAACCACAAATAGTCCCAGCGTTAAAAGCGTTAGGCGATTTGTTGTTGACAATTCTTGAC